GCGACCTTCTAGGTCATCCTCGCAGACAGCGAACTCGCATTTGTCCCACTTGTCCATCGGCATCCAGCGCACCGCCTGTTTCACCCACTGGTTAAGTCTCAGCTGCCGGAAGGAGTTCTCCTCGGCAGGGTTCTGCTTTGCCGACTCACAAGCCGCTCGAACCTTGTCGATGCCGACCGTGATACCGAGCGAGGGATTCGCTTTCTTCCAGACCTTCGGGTCCGTCCAGTCGTCATTTTCATCGGCACCGTAGATGACCGGGTAAAAGGTCGGGTCAATCTTGCGGCCCTCGATGATGTCTTTTGCCTTCTGGTGCGTTTCGTAGCAGATGGATTTGGTATCCGTACCGGCTGTGGTTATAAGGAAGTAAAGCGGCTGCATACGAGCATCACCGGAACCCTTGGTCATAACATCAAAGAGCTTCCGGTTGGGTTGGGTGTGCAGCTCATCGAACACCACGCCGTGGATGTTAAAGCCGTGCTTCGAGTATGCTTCTGCTGACAGCACCTGATAGAAACTGTTTGTCGGCAGGTACACGATCCGCTTTGTAGCGGTCAGGATTTTGACTCTGCGATTGAGGTCCGGACACATCCGGACCATGTCGGCTGCGACCTCAAAAACAATCGAGGCTTGCTGCCTGTCCGCAGCGCAGCCGTAGACTTCCGCACGTTCCTCACCGTCGCCGCATGTGAGCAGGAGTGCAACCGCAGCCGCAAGCTCCGATTTGCCCATCTTCTTGGGTATCTCAATGTAGGCGGTGTTGAACTGCCGATATCCGTTGGGCTTGATGATTCCGAAGATATCCCGGATGATTTGCTCCTGCCAGTCGATTAGCGTGAAGGGCTTTCCAGCCCATGTACCTTTGGTGTGACAGAGGCACTCGATGAACGAGACAGCGTAGTCGGCCCGTGCCTTATCGTAGACGGAGTCCTTTGCTTTAAACTTCGTCGGTGTGTATTTCTTCATTCGCCTCAAGTGTTATCACCTCCAAAAAGGCATAGAAAATAGCCGCCTGAAGCGACCGTCATAACGAGGAACAGAGCCGAGCGGCTCATGTCCCAAGGGTATTTATTTTACCGGGGATTACTGTTGCATGGCCCAAGCGATGGCGTGACCGTCATCCTCGAATTCAACTTCGCTAACTGCTCTCAGGCCGATGGTGCCTTCGCAGCTGTGGTCGTCATCAAGGAACTCGTAGGTTGCGCCGAAGTAGTAGGGCTTGCCGGGGCCGTTGTAGAAGCCTCCCGCCATGATGACCTTGTCTCCAAAGGTGAGAACCTTGCTCCATCTGGTTTCGAGGTCCTCCGGGGTGGTTGGGTTTGGCAACCGGAACTTTCTCATCGCATTGTTGATCGTCATTGTCGGTCCCTCCTTAATACTTTGTGGCCTTGTGGCTGTCGAGGTTCTTGAAGAAGGCGTCAACCTCTGCGAGGGTTGAAAGGACGTCTTCGTAGGCTCCGAGGCCGCTCTTCTTGATGATCCTGTAGTAGCCCTGACGGTTCTCCAGAACTCCGAGACCGTTTGCTTCGGCAATCTTGGTGGCCGTGCGGGTGAGCTTCCCAAGGCTCTGGATCTCGTGGTCTTCGCCTTTTTCAAAGGCTGTCTTGCAGTTGGTGTGGTCGATATAACGCATCGTGGTTTCCTCCGTTTGTGTGTATTTCCTTTCGGTAGTGTATATATCACTCTAAACGCCTGAAATAGCAAGTCATTTCTGCGATATAAACCGAAGTATTCTACACAAAGATTCGAGCTTGGAATTGTGTACTTTATGCCTCTCCGTAGAGGATGAAATGCACATATTCCTTGCGGTGCTCCTCAATGAAGACCACCAGCTCATAGAAGTCTCGCTCGTAGGCCAGCCGCTGCACCATGTTTGTATCAAACATATTCGTCAGGCCGGTGTCCCGGATGGCGAGGATCTGCTTTTTGATCGTCTCATTCATCGCTGCTCACCACCCTGCAAAGGTCTGCGCCATATGCGACTGACAGGCCGGAGCCATTGTCCCATGCGACCATGATGGAACCGATGTCGTCCACGCCGAGGACCGTTCCTTTCGTTCCGATGGGAGGGGCCTGAACATCATCCATCCGCAGGAGCTCCACCCGTGTACCGGGCTTGTACCGGCGACGTAAGCCCTCAAGGGCCGCTTTTGAAATCACTCGCATGTTTCTACCTCCGTTTTCTTTGCGCCGCTCTTGAAGGCCGAGGAGCCGGAGAGGTTGCGGAGCAGGATTTTGCGCTCGGCCTTGTAGTCCTCACCGATGAAGCCCAACCGCAGAAGGAAGCAGCGGAATGCGTACTTGTCGTTGTCGACCGGCTTTTCCTTGGCGGTGATCCGCTTCTGGTTTAGTGCCATCTCACACAAGGCTGTGATGAAGTGCGAGTAGGCTTTGATCTCTTCGGGAGAGGGCAGCTCTTTAAACCACGGGAAGGCAATGCGATCTTCCTTGAGCTCAATGCAGATGTCCTCGACGCCGAGGGCCTTTTTGATCAGCTCGCCTTTTGCGTCCAGTAGCTTGGTGAGGTTTCCGACCGAGACCTTTTCGAGCGGGATCTCAATCGTAAGGCCTGACTCTTCGGTTTCGGCCTCGTCCTTGACCGGGTTGAATCCAGCTGCGGCAAGGGCGATGATGACCGCCTCAATGGTGTCCTGATCCGTGCGCTCGTCCCAGACCATCGTGCCGTCTTTCTCGACGGTAATGTTGCTGATGACAAAGGCGCAGGTGGGCATAAACTTGTAGACGGCCTTCATGCCGATCACCTTTGAAATGATGCCGACCAGCTCTTTGCGGTCCTGTCCGGTGACGTTGTAGTGTAGTTCTTTCATGGGGTTACCTCCTTGTTTTTTGGTACTGTATATATCACTCTAAAGCCACAGAATAGCAAGCTATTTCAGCGAAATATATGTACCGATTATCGTAGAAAAACAGGAGACTCAATTGTCTACATTAGCTACTTCGTCGAAGCGGAAAGTCACGCCGTCACGCTGCACCGTCACACCATCCGAGGAGCCGACCTGTTCGATGTATCGCTTCACGATGACGTCGCAGAACTTCTCGTCTAGCTCCACGGTATAGCAGATGCGATCCGACTGCTCACAGGCAATCAGTGTGCTGCCGGAACCGCCGAAGGGGTCCAGAACCACAGCGTTGCTCATGGAGGAGTTCATGATCGGATATGCCAAAAGCGCAATCGGCTTCATGGTCGGGTGATCGCCGTTCTTCTTGGGCTTGTCAAACTCCCATATGGTGGTTTCCTTACGGCCCGTGTACCACTGGTGCTTGCCGTTTTTCTTCCAGCCATAGAGCACCGGCTCATGCTGCCACTGGTACGGAGAGCGTCCGAGCACCAGCGACTGCTTTTTCCAGATGCAGCAGCCGGAGAGGTAGAAACCTGCATCAGCAAAAGCCCTGCGGAAGTTCAGCCCTTCGGTGTCCGCATGAAACACATAGATGGAAGCATCGCCAGTCATGACGGCTTCCATATTGGTGAAGGCGTCGAGCAGGAACTGATAGAAGGCGTCATTTGCCATGTTGTCGTTCTTGATCTTCCCGGCAGAGCCTTCATAGTTCACATTGTAAGGCGGGTCCGTGATCACGAGGTTGGCCTTGATGTCGCCCATCAGAGTGTCGTAGGTTTCCTTCTTTGTGGAATCTCCGCAGACCAGACGGTGCCGACCGAGCGTCCAGACGTCGCCAGCCTTGGTAAAGGAGGGCTTTTTCAGCTCCTCATCCACATCGAAATCATCGTCATGCATGCCGTCCTTCAGGCTGTCCTTGAAAAGGTCGTCGATCTCGGCAGGGTCAAAACCGGTGAGGGAAACATCAAAGTCCTCACCCTGCAGGTCAGCGAACAGCAGGGTCAGCTTGTCCTTATCCCAATCGCCGCTGATCTTGTTCAGAGCAATGTTGAGAGCCTTCTCCTTGGCCTCGTCCATTTCAACGACCACACAGTCAATCTCGGTGATACCAAGGTCGATGAGGACCTTGAGCCTCTGGTGGCCACCGACAACACGACCGGTCGTCTTATTCCAGATGACCGGCTCGACATAACCGAACTCCTCAATGGAGCGTTTCAGTTTTTCATATTCCTCATCACCGGGCTTCAGGTCCTTGCGAGGATTGTATTCGGCTGGAAGCAGCTCCGCCGTTTTCTTTTTCTCAATCAGCATATAAGACCCCACTCAGCGAACTTCTCAAAACCGCCGATGCGGTCAATGAAGGTCCTCGCTGTTTCCACGATTCTCTCGTATGGAATACCGTCCACGGCATCGTCACCGATGGCGCAAACAAGCTCGACTGGCGCACCGGTTTCCTGCGCCTTGAGCCATGCGTAAATGTTGATGCTGACGTCGGCTTTGGAGAGGTCCTTGCCGTGCAGACCACCGCCGGTCACGGAGTCTCCCATATCGGAGCCGAGCTTCCGGTTGGTGGCACCGGAGTCAACATCCGTACCGCCGGTCCAGTCACCGAGCGGATTGATTTCGGCATCCGGAAAGACGTCACGCAGATTGACGGTCTTGGCGTTGCTCTGGCAGAGGATCAGACGGTCGCCGTCCAGAATGTATTTGCCGTCGCTGCCGTAGGTTTCATAGAACTGCTTGGCGATGGCGGTGAGCTTTTTCTGCTCGTCAGTCACCGGGACGCCTTTGAAGATGCCGTTGTCGCCGCAGTGGATGCCGTCGATCTGGTTGTCGGCCAGATGCTTGTCCTGCGAAACCTCACGGTAGTCCACCAGCAGGTTCCCGGCTATACGGAAAACGGCAGTCTCTACCTCATCAGGGGCGAGGGCCACCGAGGTTTCGCTGATAATATGGCAGATGCCGTGACCGATCAGGACCTCGACGGCAATCTTCGGGTTCTTCTCTTTTTGATACGCAAGGTCAACAAGAGCACCGGCAATGCGGTCGGCCACCTTGTCGGGATGCGCCGGGTTTACTTTTTCAAACATATCAGTTTCCTTTCCGAGCGGTGAGAAGCCGCTCCATCAAATCATCTTGCGGATTTCTGCCGCCGTACTCCACGGCACAGTTTTCTTTCACGATCTGGTAAATCTGATACCAGACCTGATTAACCTGCTTCATGTAGGTCTGGCTCATCGCAACATACGGTGAAGCGATGGCATTGCCGGTGGTGGGATGCTTGGCCAGAAAGCCGAACTCGGAGATCGCTTCCTCGCACTGAATCCATCGGGAGACTGACATGGCGTACTGCTCAATCAGCTGGTTGTTTACTAACATTTCACAGCCACGAGCCTTGAGCCAGTTCCAAGTATCCCGGTAGACCTCTTCGGCACACAGGTCCTTGCCGTTCTTCTGAGCGGCTTTTAAGTATTCTTTGAACGGAGGAACAACCGCTCCTTCGATTTCTGCCGGTTCCGGGAGCACCATCGCACCATTTAACCTGCCGTCAGCGATTTTATCTGTCAGGGCCTTGGATTTTCTTCCGGCACCGACACGCTGACCGCCTCTCATAGTTCCGTCTTTTGCCACACATTTCACCTCGCTTTCCGGGCTGGGGGTTAATACCCCGTTTGATTTCTGATTTTTGCGCTCGTGACCCCACGCCGCTGTCCGGGTAGAAAGGTCGTAGAGATTTGACCCGCCCCACGGTCACCGGTCACCGAGCTCGTGATGGATCTTCGTGTGACACGACTGGCACAGGCTCATCAGGTTGCTGGCATCGTGGGTGCCGCCTTGGGAAATAGGAAGAATATGATGAACTTCCTCGACCGATGTTAACCGACCTTCCTTAAGGCACTGCTCACACAGAGGGTGGGCCGCTGCATACCTGTCACGGATACGCTTCCAAGCCCTGCCGTATTTGCGGTTGACGTCCGGGCTGCGCTCGTACTTGTTGTACCGATCCCGGTCCAGCTTCTCGTGCTCCTGGCAGAAGCGTCTATCAGTAAGCCTTGGACAGCCGGGGTAAGCGCAGGGTTTCTTTGGACTCCTTGGCACATAATCACCTCGCTTTCCGGGCATAACAAAAGCCCTGCGGGAGAGGGGCTCCCACAAGGCTTCCGTAGGTTTTACTTTGTCCATCATAATACTATCATAAAAGGCGACTCTCAATCTCTCTCATTTACTCTCATGATGGCGGCCACACAGGAAAGCGCCGTATCGTGCATCCGGTAAATGTGCTGGATGCTGTAATGCATCTCAACCGCAATCTTCTCCCACGAGAGGAAGCACAGATACCGCTTCTCCAGCAGGGTTTGCAGTTCAACATCCGAAACTGCCCGGATTGTGGCCATGATTTCCTTCTTCAATTCCACCAGATCCTCGACGTCGTGTTTCAGGCTTTCCTCAACCTCGATAATCTTCAAAACGGCCCGTTCTATTTTGGAGCCTCCACGATTTGGGTTTCTGGGCATGTCGCTGTAAACGACGGTGCAGGATGTGGCCAGTTCATTTAAAGACTCGATCTGCTGGAGCTTGGATTTAATCCGCATATCCAGCGTCCGGGCCTGTGACAGATATTCTTTAGCGGTCATTTCGCTTCTCCTTCCGTAGCTCTTTAATGAGGAATTCCGGATCGACTTTTGACAGGACACCGAACCAGCCGGAACGGAAGAATCGCTCTATTTCCTGAAGCTGCTGTTCGTCGTCGGTTAGCCGGTAATCCTTGGCCGCCTGCAGAATGATGGCGTTTGCCAGATTCTCGTATGGGTTCAAAGTCGCACCTCCGAATTTGTGATCACTCGGATTGGCGTGGATTGTCGAATATTGTCATTAGATTTTCAGATTTGCCTTGACCGCAGCGATCAGAGCCGACTGCGTTTTGTCTTTGGCCTTAAGTGCCCGGAGAATCTGCTCATCAATAGTGCCGTCCGTCACGATATGCTGAACGACCACAGTTTCGGCAGTCTGACCTTGCCGCCAGAGCCTTGCTATGGTCTGGGAATAGAGCTCCAAGGACCATGTGAGGCCGAACCAGACGATGGTGTTGCCGCCGGTCTGAAGATTGAGGCCGTGTCCCGCAGAAGCCGGGTGAATCAGGGCTACCGGGATTTCGCCGTTGTTCCATCTGCGGATACTGTCGGCTTTGTCCAGCTTGGAAAACGGGATATGGCGATCATGCAGCCGTTTCATGATCCGCTCCAGATCATGCTGGTACCAATAGGCCACCAGAAGAGGCTTGCCGTTTGCCGACTCGATAATGTCCTCCAGAGCGTCCAGCTTCTGCTCGTGAATGGGGACCGTATTCCCGGCATCGTCGTAAATGGCACCATTGGCCATCTGGGAGAGCTTGCCGGAGAGGGCTGCAGCATTAGCAGCGGATATTTCACCATCGGGCAGGTCCAGAATGAACTGTTTTTTCATCTCGTCGTAGGCGTCCTGCTCATTGGGACTGAGATAGACCTTGTATTCGCTGGATATGAGTTCCGGCATCTTCAGGTGGTCCGTGGATTTCATCGAAATGGTGATATCCGAGATTTTCCGGTATATGGCTTGCTCGGCACCGGGTTTCGGACGGTAGCTGTAAACGATCTGGCCGTTCATGGCGTCCGGCACGAAATACTCCTGCCGATAATAGGTAATGAACCGACCAAGGCGTTTTCCCATGTCAATGACCTTGAACTCTGCCCACAGATCCATCAGTCCGTTGCTGGCCGGAGTGCCGGTGAGCCCAACGACACGCTTGATTCTGGGCCGTACCTGCATCAGGGCCTTGAAGCGTTTTGACTGGTGGTTTTTGAAGGAAGAAAGCTCGTCAACTACGATCATGTCGTAGTCAAACGGGAGCTTGCTTTTCTCAATGAGCCACTGGACGTTCTCACGGTTGATGATGTAAATATCGGCTTTCTTCGTCAGGGCCGCTTTTCGCTCAGCCTCGCTTCCGACCGCCACCGAATAGGTCAGGTGGTGAAGCTGGTCCCACTTTTGAAGCTCTGCGCTCCAAGTGTCACGGGCTACTCGAAGCGGAGCGATGACCAGTACCTTGTGAACCTCGAAGCTGTCGAACAGCAGGTCCGCAATAGCGGTCAGTGTGATGCTCGTTTTGCCAAGGCCCATGTCCAGCAGCACGGCAACGAAGGGATGGTCCTCGATATAGTTGATTGCGTACCTCTGGTACTCATGCGGTTCGTATTTCATCAAGTATCCCTCCAATCTGCTCAGGGGCATCAAGGACATATACCTTGAAGCCCAGCCGCCGCAGTAATCCGTGTCTGGCTACCTGCAAAGGTCTCGGTTCCTTGCCCGGTGCCTTGACTTCCACGAATCCGATCTTGCCTCCGGGCAGCAGCACCAGTCGATCCGGCATCCCATCAAATCCGGGACTCACCAGTTTCGGTGCAATGCCGCCGCTGTTTTTCACGGCTTTGACTAAGTGTTGTTCTATGATTTTCTCTCGCATAATGTTCCTCCATCAGGAATTAGAGTGGGTGGTGACGGCCTGTGACATGTATTTCTGTAACTTTTCTTAGGTCTTGTTTTTTAATGCTCTAAGAATAGTTTCTGTAAAGACTGTCATCGACCGTCACCCTTGGTTCAATCAAGGAAATCCGACTTAAGCTGCAGGCCAAAAAGCAGCCGTGCAGATTTGCTTCTTTTCCTTTCAAAACCCGCGCATTCCAGCGCAGTGTAGAAATCAGTCGTGCTGCGGATATAGTCACCCACCTGCATACAATAGCTGCGGTATGCGTTGTAGACATCTCCGGATTTAGCGGAATAGGAGCTGTCAATCTCACAGCATTCATCGAGGAACTGCGAGAGCCAGTCGTTATTGTCCTTGTACTTCTGGATCGCAGCTTCCACCACGGCTGGCTTTACGATGTGATAATCCTTTTCGATCACACGCTTGGCACCGGTCATGATCCATTTCAGGATTGCACCGCCAGCTTTGTTGAAAAGGTAATCGGCATAGTTTTTGATGTCAGAGGAACCTTCAATCTTGGCGTTAAACGGAATGACAATCAGCCTACGCCATGTTCCGGCATCAATCGCACCGACCTTCGGCAGGTGGTTCGTGTAAAGCACAAGGGTGTGGCTCGGTACGAAACTGAACGGGTCCTTGTACTTTTTCTCCGCATAGATCTCGTCAGTTGAACAGAGCTGTTTGACGTTGGATGTGTTTAGGCGCATGCCTTCCTCCAGTTCGGCGGCAATGATTATCCGTTTACCTTTGGCTTCAGCCAGCTCCGGCTTTACATTCCGCTTGCATCCGACAGTCAGAGTGTCTGCGGACATGTTGCCGCTATAGGTGCCCAGCACACGGGAAAGCGTATTCCAGAAGGTGGATTTTCCGTTACGGCCTTCACCGTAGGCAATGATCAGGCCTTCGACACAGACCTTCCCGATAGCGGAAAGGCCAGCGATCTCCTGAACATAATCGATGAGCTCGTTGTCACCGCAGAAGAAGGTCTCCAAAGCGTCCTGCCAGATATCCATACCATCACCGGACAGGTCAACCGTGGTCTGCTTGGTAATGAAATCTGCAGGAGTGTGCTCATGAGCGAAAGGAAGGCCAATACGAAGGTCGTAAGTAGCTGACGGGGTGTTGAGCAGAAATTCGTCTGCGTCAAGCTGCCGCTGGTCAATCTCAACCATCGGATGTGCTTCCTTTAAGGCAGCGGTGATGTATTTGGAATCTCTGCGCTTGATGGCATAGTTGCGGTAGGTCGTGGCGTTCTCGTACTTTTGGAAGGAACGAGCCTGTTCCGAGCTGAAAGCCATAGCCGCTTTCTTTGGACCCATCGATGCCAGCAGCTCCCATGCGCCGTTTTTCATCATATCGTCGGTTGCCTTCTTGATCTCGGTTTCGGCCTCCTCAAGCTGGCGAGTGGTGAGCTCCTGCGCTACGGCCTGAGCCTTGGGCTTGGATTCCTCCCAGAACCGACCGTTATAGACCAGAAAATCGGTCGAGGGTGAATAGCGGAGTTTGCCTTCATATTCCCGTGCCAACACCGTAGCCTGTCCAACGTCGGAATAGTCGGAGGGCTTGAGCTGAAGGTCCTGATTGTATTGCTCCGGAGGAATATATCCTTCCTGTGCAGCGACCTTCCCATAGAACCGCTGTGCGCTGCGCCAGATGCTGTCGAGCTCCGACTGCTCCAACGGCGGCTGACAGCAAGCAGCCACTTCCGCAAAGTGCTTATGTGCCTCGTCGGTATTGCCGAAGCGTTTCAGAATGCGTCCGGCATAGTGGGACATGGTGGCGTTGCGACTGCCTTCGGGAATGACGATGTCGCCGTAGCTGCCGGAGTCCATGTTGGCGTCGAAATCGTCGTCGGCAAGGAAGGTGGTCAGCGTCATCGGGCCGTCGAAGATCTCGACCTCTGGCTTCTGGGTCCCGAAAAAGAACCGAGCGGCATCGAGGGCTTTGGTGTCGAAATACGGGAAGATGCTGTTGACCAGCTTTTTCATCTCGCTGTACTGGCCGGGATCGGTGATCCGGTCGATGGCGAAGAAGACGTGGAACTTCGGCCTTGGTGCCTTGCCACCCTTTTTCTTCATATGATTGCGGCTGAAGTGGACCGCGAAGGCTACACCGGGGAAAGCGTTAGCAACGTCTGAGGGATAGACCCATTCGTCCGGATCGTCGCTGTGGTCGTTATCACAATCGACCGGCAAGCAGTCGGAGCCGAGGAAATTGTCGTTGCTGCGGTAGTTGCCATGATACTCAGCACAAACATAATCGTGCTTTACAGCTTCGATGAGGCTGTCCTTCCCGGTGACCTCGACCTTATGAGGGTAGGTACAGTTTTCAGGCACCTCCAGACAGTTGGAGCGGTATAAAGTGAATTTCATCTTGTAACCTCCTCGCAGGTCTCGCTGAAGTAGCGGATTCGGTGTCCCTTCCAAGTCGCTCTCTTGATCTCGGCCTCCATGCCCTCGGAAATCCGGTCACCGAAGACCCACATCTCGGCACATTTACTCAGGATGGCATTCCCGAAAAACAGACCCAGCTCACGCTCCTTGGGCTTGTTGTCGTCAAGGAACTGCGGAAACAGCAGGTGCGGTGCGATGGGAATGTATCCGGCATCTACCGCAAAACGGCTGTAGCGTCTGGCGGCAGCAGTGTTGCTTTCGACATCTCCGGCATACGGACTGCAGATATACACGATGGGCCTGAATGCCCGGAGAGCTTTTTCTTCTTTTTCAATGGCACAGAAGGCTCCGAATGCTGTGGGATCGGCATAGCCCTCTGTGTTTTTGTATTCGGCCATGATAGGCACCTCCAATCTAAAGTTCTCACTACCCACTGGAGGGTTTAGTGGTATTTGAACGAATCAGAATCAGTCTTTTTTATAAAACATAGTCTCGTAGCCATCAGCACGGAGCTTGAGGCCGTCTGCCCACGGTGGGGTCCGGCCCATCTGTTCGCAGAGGACCTTCAGGTCGACGCCGGGGCTGGCTTCGATGACCAGCTCGTCGTGAATGTGCATGGTAATGAAGCAGTGCGACAAGGTCCGCATGGCGTAGCAGAGAATGTCACGGGAGGTAGCTTGGACGATGTTCTCCACGAGCTTCGGCCCGTAGGTCTCCAGCCGCGCCCACTTCTTTGTACCGCCGATACCCTCGTAGGTGATACACTCGCTGCCGAACTGATTTGTACCGAGCTTAGGCTTTACATAGGAAAGGCGTCTGCCGGACGGGAGCGTAATGAAGAGCATCCCGCTCTGGTAGCAGAACTTGACTCCGCAGACCTCGCCGTCCATGTGATACTTCACGGCATTCATAGCTGCCCGGTCGATGTCCCACCAGAACCTCACAATGTTTTGGTTCGAGTTGCGCCAAGCAGTGACCAGCGGCTGAAGCTCGTCTTCCGAAAGGCCCATCTCCAAGGCTCCCATCGCTTTGAGAGCTCCGACAGAACCGCCATAGCCGAGGGCGAGTTCAGCGATTTTGCCTTTTTGCCGCAGGTGGCCGTTCACGCCGTGCTTTTCAACAGGAACCTTGAACATCTGCGATGCGGAAGCGCAGTAGATGTCGCCGCCTTTTTCAAAGACCTCCTGACGCCAGATTTCACCGGCAAACCACGCCAGCACTCTGGCCTCGATTGCCGAGAAGTCGGAGACGATGAACTTGTATCCCAGCTTCGGCACAAAGGCGGTGCGGATCAGCTGCGAGAGCGTATCTGGCACATCTTCGTAGAGAAGCTCCACGCCTTCAAAGTCGCCACAACGGACAAGACCACGGGCTTCTGCCAGATCCGGAAGATGGTTCTGGGGCAGGTTCTGCATCTGGATAATGCGTCCGGCCCAACGACCGGTCCTGTTGGCACCGTAGAACTGAAACATTCCACGAGCACGACCATCGGCGCAGACTGCCTTTTCCATCGCCTGATACTTCTTGACGGACGA